GAAGCGGGGTCTAGTTTGCTGCAAGTGCTTAGTTTAGAACGAACCAGGTGAACCCCAGACTCCGAGCGGATCCGACCAGCCAAAGCTGTACCGCTCTCTACTTTTGTACCGAACATTTCCCGTATCAAAGTCACCATCCATGGAATTCTGCAGAGGTGTACGAACAAAGTGCTTCAAGCCATTTGGCACATCGGTGGTGAGGAACCAAGCATTTACGTCAGTCAAGAAGTGATTGATAACGTAGCCTTCTGCAACAGTACCGTTGTTATTAATGGCACTGATGTCATTGTCAGTAGTTCCTACACGCAGCTTAGTATCCAGCAAACGGGTAGCAACGAACTGCAGGGTGGGAGGAATAACTAGCTTCTTGGGTTTAGCAGCAAGCAACAAGCCGCGTTCATCTGTCCAAGCAGCAATTTGAATGGTGGCAGCTTCAATAGCCGTTTCATTCAAATCCACACCTGCTGCAGGACGGTTAGCATTTACGCCGCCGCCAATCAAGGGGTGTGAGGAAGAGAACAAGGGCACAGCATCGCCACCGTTGTAGCCGGTAGTAAAGCCGTTGTTAAGGATAGATGCAGCCTTAACCTGTTTGGTATATGCCATACCACGAGCCAAGGCCTTGGTATACCGAGCTGACAGGCTATCGTACAAATTGTCTTCGATAGCTTCTTCAGTAATTGCAAAACCCAAAGCAACGGTTTCATGTTGATACCGAGTCGTCCATGCTTCTTGTGCGGTGTCGTAGTCGATGCCTTGACCTTCAACCTTTACAGGTGCTGCACTGAAACCAGACAGCTTGGTTTCTTCTTCAAAGCTACGTTCAGAAGTTTCTTCCTCATAAATTTCTTTATGCTCTTCGCCGTAGCGCTTGTACTCCAACCCAAATAAGGCATTAAGCCCTGGAAGGAGTTCCTTTAACAGTTGCGATCTTGAGATGGCCATTATAAAACTCCTTAGTTGGGGGTTGAGTTGTAATACGAGTGCACGCCGAAGTTAAACTTAACAATCACTTCAGGGTACAGATCGTTCACACTCTCAAAGTTTGCGGAACCTGGTACCGTTTGATTACTGTTCAGGAAATCAACAATGCGTACTGCGTAAGTAGCAGTAGATGCGGATGCTGAAGACGCGGCCAGGGACCAAAGAGCATTACCAGTAACAGTGCTGCCACGGTTTGCATCAGCCGTTGAAGTAGGAACCTTCAATTGAGCATTAAGGCCGATAGGCAGTACAGGAGTGCCATAAGCAAAAGCAATGGGATTGGACATGCCTGTGAAGGTAGTGCCATCAGATTGGATCAGGAACAGTTGATCTGGATCTTCCACAACGCGAATAAAGATGTTGGTATAGCCAGCAGTAATTGCGTTAGCTGGCAGATACTGCGCATACAGAGGATACCCAAGACTATTGCCTGCTGCTAACTGGTAGCGAACACCAACGCAAACACCAACCAGGCCAGAGGTAGTAGTAGTAGGGCCAGTCACTGCTGCAGTATATGGCGCTGGAATGCCTGCAGCCGTAACAACCATATCACCGTTGAAAAAAGCATAAGTATTATTAGCAGTCAGCGGGATTTCACGAATTCCGCCCCCATTGAACTTTTGTGATCCAATGAGGCTAATAGGACGTAAGCCGAAAGGACTTGCGATTTTAGCCATTTGAAAAACTCCCTAAGTTAATTATCACCTGTTCCGAAAGTTACCTTAGTTTTGCGGTCCTTAAACAGGGGCATACGCGGGTCACTTTCTCGCATAAAACTGTTGTCTACGGAAACAATCTGGTTTTCAGCCTGTTTCTCATAGTACTTATTACGTTTAAGCATTTTCTCTTCCGGCGCTTTACACAGCATCAGCCCACCAATTTCGATGTTGCCTGATGCATCCCCCAAAACTTCCATCTGCGGTTGGTCAACAGCCTTTACGGGCTCCCAGCCTTCACGCATTTTCTTGGAGACGTTAGAGTTGTCTGGCTTACTCATAATGTGTGTTGCAATCCACCTGAAAACCCACCCTGGTTCCGGTATAGGTTCTGGCAATACGCCAGGAGGTATATACGCATCATCTCGCATTTGCTTATCACGGGTATTCATTTCTCGTTCGGATCTAGCCATTTTAATGCTCCTTATTAACCTTGTTGTTTAGCTACTTGTTTAGCGTACTCTTCAAGAGGGACGCCTAAGCGTTTCGCTAGAGCTACCTGTGTCTTGGTAAGCACAACTTTCCGTGTGGCCGTAGAGCGAGTAGCCGGAGCTACAACACTGTTTGGTTTGCGGGGGGTTTCTGGAGACTGGCTGATTTCCTCGAAATATGAGGGAAACCGTGAACGAACGCGAGCATCAATTTTCTTGAAGTACTCGTCAGAGCGGGGATCAATCCCGGAGTGAACTAACTGCTTATGCGCTATCAGAGCCACGGAAGTCATTTCTTCATGATCTGGGATATCTGTATCGCCAAACCATGGATTGCGGGCCTGCCATTTGGCAGTTTTCTCGTCAATCCTGGGTGATTCTGGTTGCTGTTGCTGATTATATACAGGAGTTTCAGCAGCTTGTAAAGGGGCTGGCCTAAAGTTCTTTGCCTGGGTCAACTCCAGTGTTGCCGCCATCATCTCTTCCTGGGCCGCCACAAGGTCATCTGTATTAAAATCATCGTGGGCTTTTTTATACTTTGCCTTGGCCATATCAAGTTTGGCCTGAGCTCCGGCTGCAGCTACCTGCCCATAAGCCTGCCGCCCATTATTGACATATTCTTTTAACTGTTTGTTTTCATTAAGAATTTGTTGGGCATAACGCTCCAGCTCCAGTTTTTCACGAGTGGTCTGCTCTTTTGCGCGCCGCTCATCATGCCTGGCATGCGTCAACTCACTTATTCGCTCCTTTACCTGAGCGCTATAAGCCTGCAATTCCTCATCAGTTGGATCTTCCACTGGTTTTGCAAGGGGCTTTCGGCCTTTATCATAAAGCGGCGTATCATCAACAACCTCTATATTTGCTGGAATATCCTCTTCCACAGAAAACTCAACCTTACCACCAGCTTCATCAGGAAACGTAAAAGCGTCCACTTCTACTGGTTTTACTGCGGCTGCTTCAGCCATGATTAACTCCTTTCAGTGCGCGGCAATTAAACGTGGTGCCGTGATAATCCACGTGGATCTTGAACTGTGCCTTCTACCTGGTCATCATTAAGCATGCGGAATTCACGCCCCCAGATCTTAAACCGCGTACCAGAATAGGTACGTACTATGATGAAATCGCCTTCCTTACACCATGCCACACCATCAAACTTTGGATCTTTATAGGCAGTGGGGCCCACTTTAACTACAAACAGCACCACCGTCGCAATTTCATCTTCTTTGCGATACTGGTCTGGACGGACTATAGTATCAGAACCTTCAACCTTTTCAGACACTTCCGGCAGCGCGCACAGTATTTTCCATCCTGCTGGCTCTGGCAATTGTTGGGCTTTTTCCGCATCAGAACGAACATCGCCTGCTGGTTCTTCCAGTACTTCAGCTTCATTTAACGGGTTTATTAGCGCAATCCTACTCATCTTCTGGTTCCTCTTGGGTTTTAGCGATATCTTTTACAATATCGAGTGCTAGGGCAATCCCCCGCAATATTCCGCAGGCAAACTTGTATTCATCAAAAGACTTAAAAACCCCTCTCATTATCTCTTCCTGGTGAACAGTTTCCACTCCTTTCAGGCGTTCTTGCACTACTTCGATGACTGTTTTCATCCTTTATCCCCCTTGGCAGGCGCAGGTTCTGGCTCAGCAGCTTGTATTTCAGTTTGTTGTGCGTGCTCTGCAGCTTGCTGGCTAGCCTGGTGTGCATGCTCTGTAGCCTGCTGTTCGGCGTTTTGGCCGTGTTGCAGTATTTCAAGCCCTTCTTTATGCGTGTGTTCTTGATTCTGCTGCTCATTATCCTGACCATGCTGCATTATCTGCAGAGCTGCCTGGTGGTGGTGGTCGTGTTTCTGCTTCTTGTGAGCATCCTGGCGCGCAGCCTGCCGATCCTGCATTTCAGCTTTGTGCTTGGAAATATCTACACCTGTCTGCACTCCTGTCTGTTTCTCTTGGGACTGCAGGGTTGCTTTCTTGTGGGACAAATCTATGCCCATCTGCGTGCCTTTAAACTGCAAATCCTTCTCTACCTTATCTTTATCAGCCTGGGCTTGTGCGGCACGAAGTTGTGCATCACTAGCAACTTTAGCCTTTTCTATCTGCAGACGCTCCTGGGCAATCTGGAAGTCCTGTTGATCTTTCTGCTGCTTACGCTGTAACTCGCCCATGGCAATCTTCTGGTCCTGCAACTGTGCTTGTATAACCGGATCTTGCTGGTTCTGCTGTGCCTGCTTCTGGGCAGCCATTTGTTGAGACTGTGCTAGTACTTGCGGAGCTGCCTGCGCCAGCATTTTTGACAACTGAATCTCCATTTCAGGAGGAACTTCATCATCCGGCATCGGTAAGTTCATACCCATGGCCAATTGCATCTGCGCCCGATATTCAAACCCCACATGCTGGGTAATGTGCGCTTGCAGCGCAGCTTGTATGGCTGGAGCTTGTGGATTTTGCCCGATCAACTGTTGAATCATCGGATCTTGCATAGCCATCTGGTGAACCTGGATGTGTGATCTGTGATCCTGAAACACGAACGCTTTAAGGGGTTTGCACTCAAGCGCATCCAGATTCTCCGTCACTGGATCTGTCGGTTTGCTGTCGTCATCCTCATCGGGAATAATCTTATCAATGTTTTTAATGCCCAGCACACTCAGCATCTGGCGGTGCAAATGAGGCAGATCATAAATTTGTGGCGCTGTAGTAGATAACTGCACAGCTGCCTGGTACTGCACAACGCGCTGCGCCATAGTTGAAGCGTTCGGATCTGATACAGGGTAAATATTCGTATCACTGTAATCTTCCTGCTTGGCCCGCTTGCCTTTAGGCGGCGTGAAATCATAATCTTCCGGCGCGTTATTTTTTATGATTTCGGCCAATAACTGCAACTCTTGTTTGAATGCATAGTGCACTCGCGCCTGTACTGCAGACATTACTTTCAGTTGCCGTTCCAGAATTGCCAGAGTAGATCCGACAGGGCCCTGGTTGTTCAGATCTGGAATTATGG